TTGAGCGTCGCCACTTCCTGATCGGTGTAGCCGAGCGCCACCAGGTCGGGGTTGGGCGTGGCCTCGAGGTACGTCTGCATCGTCAGCACGTTTTCAAACGCCGCTTGAAACCCGCGCGCGATGTCGCCGGCGCGGCTGTCGATCTCGCTCTTGGTGACTGGTAATCCGACACTCATTGGTCGCCGCCCTTTCTTAATTCACTTCAAACGTGATCGTGCCGAAGAGGCGCGTCGTGTTCGTCGCCGCGGCGAACGACCCGACGCCGTACGCCTTGTAACAGTCGATCGTGGTCCCGCCCGGGAGGCAGAACGACCCCGCGTTGCCGGCCCCGGCATCGTCGTGCACGATCGGGTGCAGGGACGAGCCGACAATCGTGAACCCGCCCGGCACGGCAATCTTGAGGACGGTCGGCGCCCCGGCCACCGACGTAGTCTGCAGGTACCACGAGACCGTCAGCGTCTTGCCGGACAGCCGGTAGGCGTACCGCGTCACGTCGCCGGCGTCGACGGTCCACGATCCGACGTTGCTCGTGAAGGCGGCGCCGCTGTAGGCCGGCGTGATCCAGGCGCCCTGCTCGTGCGCGACCATGCGCCAGCCGACGCCGCTATGGTACTGAAAGGTCGCGGCGGGGCTCGCGAGGCTCGTCGCGCCCGCGAGACTGGTCTTGCCGGACGTGGCGAAATTGATCACCTTGGCGCCCGTGGCCGCGGCGTCGTTGTGGCTGAAATCCACCTGGCCGCCGCCCGCGGTGTAGATCGTCCACAGTTGCCCAGGGATCGCGCTCGGCGCCATGCCTTGGATCGTGGCGAGCGAGGTATTGATCATGTAGGTGATCAAATGGCCCGTGCTGCCACTGGGCAGCGCCAGCGAGGGGATGTTGCCCACCGTCGACACGACGGCGACGCCGGGCCGGCTCTGCGTGTCGGCGACCAGGGCGGCGTCCACGGGGTCGAGGATCACCGTCTTGATCTGATTTTTGTTCCAGATCGATCCGACACTATTCGATCCATCGTCATCGACCAGGGCATTGAACGGGGCGCGGTTGATCGCCATTACGTCTCCAGCAGGGCCGACAGCCGGCGCAGCGTGTCCTCGAGCGAGAAGCGCACCGACGACGCCAGGACCGTGAACCGCGGCGGCGTCCCGGGCGCCACGTCCATCTCGGTGATCGTGACCTCCTGGATCGTCAGCGTCTCGGCGATCGCCGGACTCGGCAGACTGATCGTGACCGTCTTGCCGCTCTTGGTCTTGACGTCGCGCGTCGCATAGGCGACGGTGACGATCGGATCGGCGAACAGCGCGAGCTGCGCGTCGCACCAGGCGTTGAGGGTGGTCTCGGCGAGCCGCGCGTCGCTGATCGTGAGCTCGTGCACGCCGTCGCTACTGTAGGTGTCGGTCGACTCCCGGGCCGCCGCCGCGGCCTGCGCCGCCAGGTCGTCGCGTTGCACCCACAAGTGCACCGGCGAGCCCTTCGCCAGCGCCTTCGTCAGCCCGGTCACGCCGGTCAGCGCCGGCGCCGCCACCAGGACGTCGCCATACAGGATCGTCGTCACGATGGCGCCGGCGCCGGTCGCCGGGATGCCGGTCAAGGCGTTCCCCGCCACGCCGGTATAACGGATCACGTCGCCGGCGGCCGAGCGCACCCAGCCCGCCGCCGGGAGCGTCCCGAGGCCGACGGTCGGGATCGTCGTGCTGCCGCCGAGGATTTGCCCGACGGGCTGCGTCAGGACCGAGGTGTCCGTCGACGGCGCGGTCGCCCCGAGGGCGCCGTCGGCCGTCGCGTCCTGCGCGCCGACGGTCGCCGTGTTATTCGCGATCGTCTGCTGCAATTTCAACTGCGCGCCGTTGACGATGGTCCGGTAGACCTTGCGCGCCGTCGTCGCGCCGCCGCCGAGGCCGACGCCGCTGATCGCGACCTGTAGCCCCTTGACGGCCGCGTTGACGGTCGGGACGCCCGCGCCGAGCGCGCCGTCGAGCGTCTGGTCGTCGTAAAAGAGCGCGGTATTGTTCGCGACCGCGCCCGAGAGTTTGAGCGTCAGCCCGCCGTTGGTCGTGCGATAGACCTTGCGGCCCGTCGTGCCCGCCGGTCCGAGCGAAATCCCGACGCTGGCGTGATAGGGGCCGCCGGCCCCGAGCGGCCCGACGGTCCAGACCGGACTCGGCAGCGTCTCGCCGAGCGCCGTCGTGAACGTGTAGCACCAGGCGTAGGTGCCGCCGACCACGAGCGGGTACGTGGCCGCGCCGGCATTCGAGACACTCACGGTCGGATTTGCGGTCGGGTCCGGAACATTCCCCCCGAGGACGATCGACCCGAGCGGACTCGGCAGCGACTCGCCCGACGGCGTGACGTCGGTGTACGCGTAGCGATACGTGCCGGCGGTCAGCCCGGCGCCGTCCGCCGGCGCCAGCGCGGGCGCGACACTCGGCGAGGCGCCCGACCCGACGATCGTGCCCGGCCCCGGCAGGATGACGCCGCGATAGCCGAGGATTTCCGAGACCGCGCCGTCGGGCGTCGTCGACGTGATGACTTGCCCGCCGCCGGCGTTGTACATCACGCCGTCGGCCACGGGCAGGATCGTCTCGCTCGCCGCGACGTCGACGAGGAGCGCCTCGGCGTGTCCCTTCCCGTAGACGCGGGTCGCGAGTTGCGAGTCATCGCGCGTCGCGGTGATCGGCGGATCGTGCAGAAACGGGTAGCCGGCGGTGATCGGGTTCGGCCCGTCCGGATCGACGGCCAGGCCCGAGGTATCCGTCGTCGGCGCGTTCGCGCCGAGACTCGCGTCGGGCGTCGCATCCTGGACCCCGACGGTCGCGGTGTTGTTGGCGATCGTCTGCTGCAGCTTCAACTGCGCGCCGCCGGCCACGGTGCGATAGACCTTGCGCGCCGTCGTCCCACTCGGCCCCACCGCGACGGCGGCGAGCGCGACCTGTTGCGTCAGGCCGGCCGGCGCCGGGGCCGGGACGGCCGGCGTGACGCTGACGCCGTCATAGAGCCGGCCGTCCATAGGAATCACGGCGGTCGCGTTCGGCGCGCTGTACGCCAGATAGTAGGCGCCGCCATTGCGCCGGGCCCAGAGGTGGATAAACTGCACCCCCGGATCGCTCGACGCGGTGAGGGCCAGGAGCGGCTGCCGGAAATACGTCGGCCCGGCGAAGACGGAGGCGACGAGCGCCTGCGCGCCCGTCGTCGGGCTGCGCGGGGATTCGTTCGTCACGTCCAGATACGTCGGCGCGAGGCTGTAGGTGACATACCACTCGAAGGTGTCGCCGACGGTCGCGGTCGCACTGTTCGGGACGGCGGCCGTGTCCGGCGCGCTGTAGCCGGGCACCGCCGGCGCGGCCATCGACTGCACGGTGATGGCCGCCGTCGGCCCCGGCAGCGTCTCGCCGGCGGCCGTGGCGAAGGTGTAGGCGTATTGATGCACGCCGAGCTCGATGCCGCTCCCCGCCGCCCGCGCCACCGTCGGCGCCAGGATCGGCGTCGTCACCGTCGACGGCCCCGACAGAAACAGGTACACGACGCCGTCGTCGACGTTGCAGTAGCCGCCGATCAGTTTCGCGAGCCGCGCGAGGGCGCCCATGAACGGCAGCGACCCGTCGAACGTGATCGTCACGAGCGGCAGCGCCGCCGCGATGCCCGCCGCCGAGAAGCCCGGCGCGAACTGCGCGACCAAGGTCTGCGCGACCGTCGTCGCTGAGACCGTCGTGAACGTCCCGAACGGGCGCCGCTTGTTGATGCGGCCGGTATCGTCGACCGCCCGGCACGGGTACGCGAGCTGGTGCGGCCGGCCCTCGAAGGTTTCGGCGTCGAGTTGCAGCGTCCCGGCAAAGAGCACGCGCGGCGCGTCGCTGTTGATGGTCACGCGCAGCGCCATGCCGTCCTCGGGCGGCGGCGTGCCTTCGATGGTCAGCGTGCACGTATTCGGCGAGTCGTTCAGCAGGTCGTGAATCGTGAACCCCTCCCGCCGCACGCGCCAGGTCGCGAGCGCGCCGTCGAGCCAGATCTGGATCCGCGTGATCCGCACCGGCACGAGGGCCGCGGGCACATAGCCCAGGCGGAAGTTGTTGAGGCGCGCGGTGCCGAGGACGGCGGGTTGCAGCGGCATGGCTTAGGAGGACGCCACCTTCCCGCTGGCTTTCATGGTCCGCAGGATTTCCGCCGCGACCTTGCGCGCCGTGTCCTCGGCGGTGCCGTTGACGTTGATGTAGTTCGTCACGCCGGGCTGCATCGCGGCGCCGCCCAAGGCGCCCGCGCCGTACGGGTTCGTCCACTGGCCGCCGCCGCCGGCGCCGGGGACGAATGTCGGCACGCTGCCCTGCGTCGGAAACTGCAAGCCGGAAAACTGCCCGAACGCCGCGATCGCCGCGTTCGCGGCGGCGGTCGTCTTCTCGAGTTCGGTCGTGACGGGCCGGATCGCCGCCGGCGCCTGCCCCAGCACGCCGTTGGCCTGGTCGACCGCATGGGTGTACGTGTCCCAAATGACTTGCTGCCGGGCGGTCGTGTCGATGTTGCCGACCTGTTCCCGGGACAGGGCGGCGAGTTGCGCCTGCATCGTCTGCCACGCGGCCGTGAGCGCGTCGGTCTGTCCGGTCCATTTCGCGGCGAGCGTGTCGCGGGCGGTCTGTTCCGCGAGGATCGACTTGACCCGGGCGTCGGTCTGTTGCGTGATCGCCACCGTCGCTTTGGCATCGGCGGCGGCCATGTCGGTGATCGCCTTCGCCAGCACGCCGGTCAGCACCGAGGCGTAGAGGTCGGCCTCCGCGGCCGCCGCCTTCATGCCGTCCAGCCACGCCTTATCCTTCGCGATCACGTCGGCCATCGCGTCCGCCACGGCGCGGATCTGCGCGGCCGTATAGCCGTAGGCGGCGGCGAGCACGCTCTGCTGCGCGCCGTTCGCGAGGTAGCCCTTGATCGCCTCGACGTCGACGGCGTTCATGGTGGTCAGCGTCTCGGCGTAGGTCGCGCCCGCCGAGTTGAGCTCGGCCCAGGCCTCGCCGCTCTTGATGTCGGCGTCGAGCATCTCTTTCGTCGCGGCAATGCGTTTCTTCTGCCACTCGGTCAGATACGCGACCGCGTCCGCATAGGTGCGGATGTTCTCGCCGCCCTTCGCGATCGCCGCGTTGATCGCGTCTTGTTTCGCGCCGGACGTTTCGGCGGCGAGGTTGCCCCAGCCGAGGAGACTCGCCGTGGCGTTGCCGATCGATTTGTCGAGGTCGAGCCAGCCGGCAATCGCCCGCCCGAAATTCCACGCCGCCATGGCGGTGCCCACGACCAGGCCCGCCGTCGCGACCGCGCCGAGCTGCGACGCCGTCTTGCCGGACGCCGCGGCCACTTCGTCGAGCGCCTTGCCCGTCTGCCCGATGTTGATCCCGACTTGCCCGAGCAGGGAATCGACCTGGCTGATCGCCGTGGACCATTGCTTCGTCGAGCCGCTGGCCGTCGTGGCCGTCTTGCCGAAGGCGTCCACGGTGCGATCGACCTTGGTCGCCTCGGCCTGCACGCCACCGAGCGCCGCCTCGGCGCCTTTTGCGGCCTCGGTGAACTGCGAAAAATCGGCGGTGAACTGCGCGCTGATGGCCATCTACCGCGCCCGCTCCTGGGCCGCTTGTTCCGTCAGCAATTCCTCGCAGAGCACCTGGTAGACCTCGGCGTCGAGCGCCTCGACCCATTCATAGCGCCAGGCGCAGCGCCGGGCGATCGCCAGGTTCTTCACGATGCGCCGCCGGTGCCCGGGAGTTTTTTTTCCTGCCGCGTCGCCGCGTCGTGCGCGGTGATGGCGTTCATGATCTCGATCAGCGACGCGAAATCGAGGGCGCGGAGCGCAGCCTCCCGCTCCTCGACCGACACGCCGCGCAGGGGAATGATCCGCCCCTCGGGGTCCGTGATGCTCCACTCGAGCAGATACGCCGTGACGATCGCCAGGCCGACGCGCGACGGCGGCACCTTGCCGAGGGCGCCGGGCGTCGTCAGGTCGACCGTCGGCGCGGCGCGCTCGAACAGATCCAACGTCTCGCCGGCATTCAGCCGCTGCTTGACGATCAGGTAGTCGCCCCGGGACAGCGCCAGGCGGGTCGTGCCCGGGGTGACGACGCGTGACTCAGTCAGGGTGTCCATCTACGCCTCCGGCGGCCCGAGGGAGGCCGCGAGGGTGGTGCCGCCCAGCGTGACGCCGAGGATCGGCCAACAGAAAAACCCGCCGATCCGCGGCGCGGTGAATTTCAGATCGCGCTGGCGCAGTTGAAAGGCATCGGCGCGCTGCAACTGCGCCGAGAGCGTCCACTGCCCCTGCGGCGTCCGCTGCACGGTCCACGATCGACAGACGGCGGCGGTGTGATAGCCCCACACCACCGTCGCCTCCTGGCCGCGCAGCGTGACGTCGCCTTGAAACATTTAGGGATGCACGCCCGCGACCCAGGCGGTGCCGTTCCAATTGGCGTCCAGCCCGTTGCCCATCTCGACGTGTTGGCCGACGGTCCAATTCGTCGCCGGTGAAGCGACGATGCCGGTCATGTTCGCGAGCGCCAGCGGCGGCGTCGCGCCGGCCGGCGTGAAGCTGCCTGGCAGCCCCGCCGTCGCGCCGGTCGCGAGGATCTGCCCGGGCACGGTCCACGCGCCGGCCGCCTTGAATTCGCCCGTCACTTTCGGCGCGTCGAGCGAGCAGTCGATGTCGGCGTCCATGTAGGCCGGGCCCTGCCAGAAAAATCCCGGCTCCGTCGTGTTCGGCATCAACTGCAGCGTCCCCGGCGTCGGCGACATCGCCGCCTTGAACAGCGCCAGCTCGGCGGAATTCCAGAACCCTTCGAACGTCCCGGCAATATCCATGAGACCCGGGATCCAGACGCGGTTGCTGTCGCCGAAGCAACTGACGTCCTCGTACTGGGTCTTGAAGCTGCCTTTCCAGGCGTTGATCGACACGATCTGCACGAGCGTCGAGCCGCCCGCCGGATCCCAACTGACCTTGCCGTACCGTCCGGTTTTGATCGACATCGTGCCCTCTCCTTTACGCGGCGACGCCCGTGACGCGGGTCGCGCCGTGGACATACAGCCGATCGATGACGGCGGCGATCGCCGCCCGGCGGTGCGCCTGGGCGATCGGATCGAACGTGGGCCGCGCCGGCATCCGGCCGCGATTCTTCCCGGCCTTGTTTTCCCGGGCCGTGGTGCCCTTCTCGTAGATGTAGCCGTGCGGCGCGGTCTGAATCAGTTCGCCGCCGGCGAGCAGGAGCCCGCGCGCCGGCCGGACCCGCAGGCCGTTACGCAGCGCCCCCGAGTGGACGGGATAGGCGGCGGCGATCGCGGTCTTGGCCGCCTCGGCGCTCGCGATCATGATCGCGTTCGCTTCCTCGGTCAGGCCCGCCTCGAGCACGCGGAGCTCGTCAAGAAAGCTGTCGAGGCCCGTCCACTGGACGCCGCCGAGCCGGCTGGTCGCCATTACGTGAAGACCTCCCGGCAGACCACGGCGAGCTCGACGTCGCGTTCGTCGCGGTTGATGACGGAGTCGACGTGGAAGATGCGCCCGTCGTCGAACGTCACGCGCGTCGCGGTGTTGATGCCCGGGTGATACCGCCCGGTCAGCAGCATCCCCTGATCGGCGCCCTGGCTGGTCTGCGCGCAGGCCCAGATCGCCGGATTCAGCGGCGTATAGCCGTTTGGACCGTTTGGCGTATCCAGCGTCACGAGGTGCCGCAGCGCGCCGCTGTTCATGCCAGGCTCGGATCGCGATAGAGGGCGAGCAGGAGGTCGACGGCCTCGAGTGCTTTCCGGAGCTGCTCCGATCCTTCGTCGCCGCCGCGGCGTTCATAGAGCGCGTCGAGCAGGAGCAAGATCGCCGACTGCACCGGCCGCGGGACGGTCGTGTCGGTCCACGTCGCATCCGCCGCCGGCCCGAGCTTCGCGACGATCTGGTCCTGGGCCGCCGCGAGCTTCTGCGTGACGTCGGCGTCGTGCGCGGTGTCGGTGAGGTGCAGATGGGCCTTGGCGACGGGCAGCAAGACCAGCGGCGCGGGGACGACGACGCGCGAAAAGTCGAGCGTCATGGCGTCCCCGCCATCGCGCCGACGGCGGCGGCGACCTGTTCGTCGGTCGGGGACGGGGCCGCGGGCGCCGGGGTCGGCTTGGCGAACGGGTCGGCCGCGTCGCGCACCGCCAGCGCCTCGAGCGAGAACATCTGCTGTTGCAGATAGCAGGTATCGCCGCCGGCGACCGGGCCGAGGCCGAAGTACTTGAAGCGCGCCTCGTTCACCGTCAGCGCGCCCGCGCCGATGCCGTCCGCCGCCGCCTTCGTCTTCGTCGCAGTATCCATCCAGATCAGCGCGTCAATGTCGAATTCCGTCCCGTACGGCGCCGGGAGCTCGAGCCCCTCGTCGAGCGACGTCTCGACGCTGGTCATGTGAACCTGCAGACACTGCGACAGGTACTGCATCTGCGTCGCTTCGCTGTTGGCGTAGGGCGGTTGTTTCGTCGAATCGACGTAGGAGACCGGCACGCCGAAACACCCGGCGATCGTCGCGAAGGTGCTGTCGCGCTGCGCGTTGAGTTCGGAGTCGGCCGCGGTCGTGCCGATGTCCTGGTATTTCATCCCGTAGCCGACGATCGCGGTCTTGCCCGGCCCGAGCGAGTGCCAGGTCGCGCTGAGACGCTCGGCGGTCTTCGGATCGATCTCCGTCGGCGCCACCAGCAGGCCGCTCGGCCGGCCGCCTTTCGAGAAAAACTCCGTCGACTGCGCCTGGATGGTGTTCGCTTGCAGCGCGGCGCCGCCGCAGGCGTAGAGCGGCGACAGGCCCACGAGCGGATGAAAGGCGCAATTCCAGCGGTCGTGGATGATCTCGCGGGCCGGCGCGCCGATGTCGCCCTCGGGCAGCCCGGCCAGGTCGTGCGCGTGCAGCTGGTAATACACGCTCCCGTCGGGCGCCACGAGCGGCGTCACGCGGCACGGGTCGAGCACGTACAGCGCGACGACCACGCCGCGCTCGTCGCGGTCTTTCAACACGTAGGTATTGCCGTAGAGCAGTTTCGAGAACATCCACTGCTCGAGCAGTTGGCCGATGGTCTGGTAGCGGTTCGGCTTGCGCAGCACCGGCGAAAACGCCGGCGAGCTCGTCTCGGTCCAGATGCCGTTCCGGTCGAGCGCGACGAGGCGCAGCGGCGTCTTGCGGATGTCGCCGGCGATCAGCGACACGCACCGAAACACGGTCGGATTCGAGAGCGCCGTGTCGACGCGAATCTCCTGGTTCTCTTGCCACGCGCCCGTGAACGGTTCGCGGACGGCGACCGGCCACCAGGCCGAACTGCCCACGGGCCGCGCCGTCGTGAACGACGACGCGAGCCGTGTGCGGATGGTGCTGAGCAGGCCCATGACGCCCTGGGCCTAGGGCGCTTCGGGCGCTTCCGTCGGCGCGGGATACGCGGCGGCCGTCAGGTATTTCACCGCGTTGGCGTTCGCCTTTTGCCAGTTCACGAACCGCTCGGCGCGCAGGCCGACGCAGTTCGCCTGCCAGAGCGAGACCATGACCGTCGTGGCCGCGACCGGCGAATCCGGCGCGCTGTCCATCTGGAGCGAGGCTTCGCGCGAGGCGTCGATCGAGACCTGGCCGTCGTCGGCGTAGAGCACCAGCGATGGCTGCAACGCGATCACGTTCGCGGCGGCCGCCTGGCTGGTGATGAAATTGAGCCCCTTGTACGAGCCGCCGTCAATGCCGATGCCCGGGAATTTCGGCGAGCCGTCGGTGAACGTCTGGAACGACAGCGCCAGCGCGTTCGCCGCGGACATGATGAACGTCACACCGCTGACGCTGATGTTGTTCGTGGCGAAGTGGTTGATCAGGCTCATGATGTCCGCGAGCGGGTTCGCCGTCGCGGCCGCGGTCGGGGCGCCGTTCGTGATCGACGCGGGGTTCGTGCCGGCCACCGCGGCGACCGCCGGATCGATGAACTGCGCATCGAGAAACTGCGCGATCCCCGCGATCATGTCGGCGCGGACCAGATCCTCGGCCGAAGGATTCGACAGCCGGACGAGCTCCTCGGTGATGACGATGATGCCGGCCGCCTTGGCGATGCCGAGCGAGGTCGACGAAAACGCGAGTTTCGTTACCGGCTTGGGTTTCGCCTCGCCGACCCAGCCGTACGTCCCGCCGGCGGTCTGCGTCGGGACTTTGGTGTTGAACGGCACCATGCGCAAGTTCGGGATCTTGCCGAGGATGGTCGCCGGCCGCAGCAGGGCGATGAAATCGTTCGCGATGTTCTGATTGACGAGCGGCCCCGCCCAGGTCGCGTCGGTGACGGTGCCCGGCGCGATCGCGGCCTTGAGCGCGAGCGCGACTTCCGGCGTCGAATCGTCCCAGCGTTTGGCGTACTCGGCCGCTTCGTGGCGGTTGCCGTGGCACTGCAGCAAGGCGCAGGCGTGGCGCACGAACGCCGTCCCGAGCGGGACGTTCGCCTTGACCGAGATCACCGGCAGCGCCGTGCGCGCCACGGCGACCGCCGCCGACACCGGGGTCGCGGATTTGATCTGCACTTGCTCGAGGTCGCGCCAGCGGCACAGATCGGCGTCGATGCTTTTGACCTTCAGTTCGATCTCGTCGTATTCCTTGGCGAGTTCGTCGTTGAGCGTCGTTTCGTCGGCGGCCGCGGTCGCCATGATGTCGGCCATCCGCGCCGCTAGCGCCGCCCGCTTGTTTTCGAGCGCCGTGATGTGTTCCGCCGTCGTCTGTTTCGCCATTGCAGTCTCCAGGCGGCGCGGCGCCGCAAGCGATTTCACCAGCAGGATCGACGCCTGCGCGTTCGCGGGAATCGTCACCAGCGAGACCTCGCAGATTTCCGTCTTCGTCAGGCGGCGCGTGCCGTTCGAGAGGTACTCGACGCCGTCCTTGAGAATGCGATGCCCGATCGAGACGCCCGTGATCACGCCGGCCTTGACCGAGTGCCAGGCCTCGTCGACGCGCGTCTTGAGCGCGCCGAGCTCCTCGAGGGCGGGCAGGGTCGCCTCGAACAGAATCCCGGCCGGCGTCTTCGTCAGGACGACCGTACCGATCGGTTGCCGCATGTCGTGATGGAACAGGAGCGGGAGCGGATTGCGGAACGTGACGCCGGCGGGGTCGACCATGTCGCCCTGGCGATCGAGCTCCGGCGTCGAGGCGATGCCGGAAAACATGCGGCGCTCCGCTGCGACCGATTTGATCTCGAGGAGCGAATAGGCGCGATCCACGGGCGCCCTACCGTAGCGGGGAACCGGGCTACGGCCTATTTTTGGTTTCAGAAATGCCGCGGGCGAGCACCCGCCGCAGCCAATCCGCCAGCGTCATCCGCGCATCGTCGGCCTGGCGCTGCGCCGTCGCGAGTTGCTTGGCGGTCACGCGGACGGAGAGTTGCACCGAGTCCTCATCGGGGAACAGGCGCGGCCGGCCGCGCCCGGTCACCCGAACACCGTCATCGAATACGTCGGCGTCGCGGTCTGCGCGCGCAGCAGGCCGCCGATCGCCGACAGCAGCGCATCAATCGCATCAATCTTGTTCGCCGACTCCGCGTGATCCTTTTTCGGCACCAGGGAATCATCGATCCCGCGCGTCACGACGACGTTACTGGCTTGCCAGCGCAGGCAGGTATTCCCGTCGTGCCGGAATCGCCCGTGCTTGACCCGCGTCTCGAGCTCGCGCGCCGGCGGCGTCGCGGTCTTTGCGTTCTTCTGTTCCATGCGCGCCGGATACCCGGCATTGAA